TTCAGGTTCTTGCTGAGATCAGAAGCAGCAACGCAGTTGGCATCCAGCACTGATTCAACTGTACTGTTCAGTAAGATAGTACAGTATGTTGCCTGGACGGCATTATAATATCTGGTGCCGGTGCTTGCCGGTGAAGCAAATGTTCCGCGCATTGCTATATGTGAAGATATAGCATTGATTATGGCATTGTTTGTGCCATCTGCTGTCAGGGCTGTGGTGTAGTTGTTCTTCTGCATCTCAACAAAACTGTTGACAAAATCATAACCATTAGCAGCAGGGTCAGTGTTGGCTATGGTTGTGCGGTAGAACCGGCCAAAGCTATTGTGCAGGATACAGCGCTTTACTGTACCTATCTGAATGATCAGTTCACCACCATTGCATTCAATACGTCCTTCAGGTAAGGAAGCATTGTATAAAGCAATGACGGCATTTACACCTATGATGTTGCCATTGATGTTGGCACCGTTCTGGACGTAAGCTGTGACGTTTTCCAGGTGCAGATGTGAGTTGAAAATGTGATAATAGTCAACATCATCATCACCGTGCAGATATACGTTGACATCTGCAACATCACCGAAGATACGGACATCGAGCCCTGACATGGTTGAGCCGTCTGTGATACGGTAGGAACCTGCTTCAATGATATGGCCTTCAATGGCGCTGTATTGTTCTGATAACTTCATGAAACGGTCAAGGGTCCTGAATGGCTTAGCAGATGTTCCGGGGTTATCATCATCCCCGTTGACACCATCAATGTAGTACTTGACCTGATCAAAGGTCCTGTACTGTTTCAATGATTCAGTGTCAATAATGCCTGCCTTTATCTTCAGCAATTCCCTGATCAGCCAGTCAAGGTTCAGTTCATGGAAGTTTGTATATGGAAATTCTTCAAAAACTGGCATTTACATCATCCTTTCTATCTCTGTCTTAGTGTAAGCGTAGCGCTGGATGGTCCCGGTGCAGTTTGAATTATTTTATTGCCACGTGGATCTATGGTGCAGTTTACATTGTCAGTTAAATCCTGTTGATAGTCTTCAGCATTATAAAACATGAAACAAATGTTGTTACCGTTATCTGAAAAAAGTGCTTTTACGGGAACAGTAGAAGCTGCAGGTAAATCAACGCTAGTAGAAAACAGTCCGCTGTCAGTAATATAAGGGATATCCAAGGTCAATTCTTCGCCTGTTTCATTTACTATTGTAAGATCACATAACTGAAGATTTCCACCGCCACCGCCGCTGATCTCATTGCCTTCAAGGTCATATACAGTGCAGCCCAGTGGGCTTTCAGTAATATCCAGGATAAGCCCGACATCATTCTTAAGTAACAATTTTGCTTTAGCCATATTATTCACCATAAACTAAAGAACCGTTGACATATACTTTCAGATTACCGTTCGGAGTATATTCAACTTTAATGGTTGAATCTGTTTCCAGTGATGGAATAGTGCCAGCAGGGAAGTAGATGATCCCGCTGATATTTCTTTCTGTTGGGGTTACATTTGGATCTGCCATAATTATTAGTCCTTTCTATTTAATAAATCAGAAGACAGAAACGCTTCTTAAAATCCTGAAGGATGTATCTGATCAGGTCATACTGCGCACGCAGTTTGAACTCTTTCTCAGCTACGTCCTGGGCATCAGTTATGGCGCTGTCACCTTCAACATGGAAATGCTCCGTTGTGGTGACATTGCCGGTGTTGGTAGTTGTGCTGTCAATGACCTGCTGTTCACGCTGGACGGGATCATCACTGTTCCAGGCATTGGTGCTTAAGGTGTGGGTGCCGTCATTGTCCATGGTAAGGTTACGGTCCTGACTGATGGTTCTGACTTCATCACGCTTGATGTTTATGAATGGATCATAATCTTCATACATGACGCGCTGCATGGTTTCCCATGCTCTGATACGGCTTTCTGACCAGTATGTAATGGCGCGTTTCAGGAACTCAGGATCAGTGTATAACACTTCCAGTTCAGCTGATTCCATCAGCAGATTATTGACTAATACTGCCTTGTTGATCTCTGAAGGAAGGACCATGCCGTCAAACAAGGTCTTGTCCCATTGGTACATTGCCCATAAGCTCATTGTTGCCATACGGTTCACCTTCCTTTTCATAACGATACTTTACAGATAAGTTCAGGCCGAACATGGCATTGACCTTTTCAACGTCACGCTGCATGGTTTCAAGCCATAAGCGAACCTTTGACTCCGTGTCAATGTTATTGGCGTTGACTTCATCTGTGATCAGTCTTTCACGTTTCTGTGTGTTAGCATTCGGGATTCCTATGTCAGTGTTGAAGCGGTCTTCAATTTTCTTCATGTCGTCCAGGATGCGGTCTGTGATGTAGTTCTGGCCTAAGTTCTGGCTGAACGCATCCCAGCTGCGGTTCCCGTCTTCATTGTAAAGATCCTTGTCAAGCACGGCCATAGGTTCGCCGCTTGCAATGTTGTCATATAACTTCTTGAAACTCTCTGCCATGGCCTTGTTCTCAGCTGTGAAGACATAGGCCAGCTTTGAGTTCAGAAGGTTGGTGCCTGCTGTTTCCAGGCATAATGCCATTAAATCAGCATAGGTGCTGATGATGTCTATGGGGCTGCCATAATCAGGCATCATCTTTATCACTTCACATTCTTCCCCTATTACAGGCTGTTTTAAGCCCTGTAGCAGGGGATTTGCGACAGTGATATATCTGGGCTGGTAGAATACATTAAACCCGCCCAGACCGCATTCCTGCGGTATCACGCCGTATTTATCTGTGTTGATGATACCAACATGTCCGTAAGCAAACAGAACATATTGGAAATAATTCTCAGCCCAGTGTTCTGGGATTCCTTCCCACTGGAACACGCTGATCAGTTTCTGAAGCAAGTATCTGCTGTAATAATTGACCAGCGCCGTGTTCTTGCAGTGAACTGTGGAAGGATTCCTTGCGGCGTTATACAGATTGATAAACTTATAAGGATAAAAGTTCATTTTATTCTTCTTCCTTTCTTTCGCCGTTTGATAGCGATCGCTGCAAGCAGTTCCTGACGTGATAACGGCTGTGAGGGTAAATAGATGAACCCCTGGAAGGTAAAGTTACTATTCCACGTCCAGTTATTAGCACGTCTTAATGTCTGTGTGTAGAAAATAGTCTGCTGATAAGCGCTGTTGCTTGTCACTATGGTATTGGCATCAATGATCTGTTCCACAATGGCCACATGTCCCTGGGATGCTGAATCAAAGCAGATTATTGCGCCCAGCCTGGGTTCAGATCCATGGACATATTGACTGTTATGACTCCACCAGTATTTAGCATCACCCGTGTACAGATGTGGATCTCTTCCGAGTATCTCATACCAGCGGCCATAATTATAGCCTACGCAGTTAGCCAGCACTGAACCCGTCCAGGCTTGCGGACTTCCAGCTATACAGGGATTCAGGCCACCATATGTTGATAGCATGGTGTAGTATGGATCATTGGCGCTGGGAACTGTCAGACGCGGTGTGAAGCTACTCATAATAGAAGCCTGCTTCCATGATGGAGTTTATTTCGTTTACTTCAGGATCAAGCCCATCAGTCAGTACAATATGAGCATTGGCCACTTTCTGATACCCTGAACATGTTGAAGATTTAACATAAGCACAATAGGGCTTTCCCATGTTTGTAGTATCACGCGGAGCGATTTGGTAGAATCGGGAAAATAGCCGCTTTGGCATCTGGTGTCCGGCAATTGTTCCCTGTGCGCCACTGTTGGTGACATTTCCGGTCAGGGCTTCAACCATGCTGCCTATGAATCCTGCAGTTGAGAATGCCGTGCCTATAAGGTCACCTGTTGCTGCAGAAGCGCCGGCATTGACAGCGTTCTGAATTACGGGACCAATATTTGAAGTGATCTGTGTCATTGGAATAGGCACACCGTAAGGCGCAGTCAGCTTAAACAGCTGCATCTGGTTGTTCTGTGTGACTGTTCTGCCTTCTACTACTGCCAGGCCCGTCATGGTATCACGTCTGATAGATACCAGGATCTGGCTGACATCTACCAGCATGGAAGTGTCCAGCGGAATTGTACCAGTGAATCCCAGGTCCAGATCATAATGGGTAAATGGTGCCATGTTGCAGTATTTGCCATATGTGGCTGCCTGTGGATGTTTTGGAATATCTACAGTATATGATAACTGTAATATGTTGGTTACCAGATCAGCAGTGATTCCGGAAGGCCATAAACCGCACATTATTTCAGCGGACCCGCTTGTTGTGAATGCAGTCGGTGACCATATAACGCTGCTTATGTATTCGATTGGATTCATAAGGCTGTTAATGATACCGTTTGTCAGGTCACCCCAGTCCAGGCCGTCAGCCGAAGTGAATAATGCACTGACCAGACTGCTGAACTGTGCAGGTGTCAGCTGATAAGTGGTTTTACCATTGGCCGACTGGTCTCCGGTAGTTGTCACGATATAATAACCGCTATTATATGAAGTATTTATTCCGCTTTCAAATATTGTACTGTCATATGTGACTTCACCTGTCAGTGGAAAAGCATTGTCAATCAGATATTGATTTTGCTTAGCTGCAGCGCGGACAATATAACTGGTAGTTGATCCTATTGCAGTCTTATAGGTTCCCATGACGTCAACCCTTAATGAAACAAGCCAGAGGCCTTTATTAAAGACAATATCCGTGATGAAATAATAACGGTGGAACTCATAGATATAGGCATATTGATAATCAAGCGGTTCAACGCTTAATTCCACCACCGGATTCAGCAGACTTGATGGTGATTTGATGTAACCTTCAGTTTCAAGCTTTGGCGTTGTAGATGTGGGCTTCTTTGTGCTGTTAGCTTTTTTCGTGAAGGTGTAAAGTGTTACTCTAACTGTCATATTTGCCTTCCTTTCTTAAGAGGGCCGCCCAGGAGACAGACGGCCCGGATCGGGAGGAATGCCCGGAAACAAGCCTAGTCAAGCAGTAAGACACAGCCTTTTTCTGTCAGGTCATTCTGTGTCTGAACTCTGACATGGCTGAAGATGTTGTAATACTGTCCGGCAGCGTTGTATGGTGATGTCTGCAGGTCATTCTGATAAATGTTGTAACCGCAGGCGTCACGGTCAAAGATAACGCCCATGATGTTGTCTTCAGCTACGGTTGCTGTAGCAACTGCTGCGCTGGAGTCGATATAGACACATGGGTCCAGGCTGATCTTATCAGGTGATTCAATAGACTGCCAGAAGCTGACCTTTTCAACATCAGCATATTTCAGATAGTTGTCATGGTATGTATCAGCTAATACCTGAGCATCCATGGCATCCATGAAGTCAGCCAGGAAGTAAACCTTCTGATCAGCAAGTGGCGTGTGTCTGTTGATCTTCTTGCCGGTGATCGTCTGCTGGAATAAGCCTGAACGCTCAGTCATCAGTCTGGTGATGCCTGCGACTCTGGCATATACCCACTGCAGGAACGGCTTCCAGTTAGCAGGCTGTCTGATGGTTGTAGCTGTGAATGCCGGTGAAGCACCTGTGGCTGCGTTGTATTCGGTCAGCAGGTGAACTACTGATTCAGTGTTGTTGATCTTGATCTCTGCGCCGATGAAGTTTGAAACGATGCTTCTGGACAGATTTTCAAGCCACTGTTCACGCTCATTGCTGAAGTGTGTCATTAAGCCTGACATGAATCTGCCGAACTCTTCAGCGCTTGAGAATGCGACATCCAGCTGTCTGGTATAGATGGTGTAATGTCCCTGATATACGTTGCTGCCAAGGTAACGTGTTTCAAGGACATCAGCCTTCTTGACTTCATACTGGTCAATGCTGGCGCCGTCAACAAGTGCGAAAGTTGCATCAGCTTCAGCAGCTCTGTCAGCGAAGTTGATCTTGCGGGTGATAGCACCCCAGCGTTCACCGCTTACTTCCAGACCGGCGAACTTTCTGCTGTAAGGTCTGACAGCGATAAGTGTTCTGTTTAATACCTGTGTGATGGCATTCAGGACTGGCTCATAACCGGCTGCCAGTGTTGCCTGGGCTACTGATGTGAAACTGGCTGTATCTGTGGCAGTCAGTGTTGTGTCACCTGTTGCCTGGGCATGAATGGCGTTGATCAGGGTATAAGCCTGTTCAATTGACATGTTGTTTACGCTCATAATTTAATTATTCCTTTCCTTTAATTGGCGGGTTGATGATTGAAGCCATGATCTTTTCAGCATCATCCGGGCTGGCCGGTGTGAAACCGTCATGCAGGATGGCCTGCATCTGAAGCTGCTTTCTGATGCCTTTCATTTCTTCCAGCAGTGCGCTGAAATCCGGGTTGGCTGTTGGTTCAGCCGGTTTTGGTTCAGCGGCAGGTGCAGCTTCCTTTGGTTCTTCAACCGGAGCAGCCGGTGCTTTTGGTTCTGTGCTTTCTTCAGCGGGTGCGCTCATAGCTTCAATGTCTGCTTTGGTAAATCCCGCATCGATCAATTTTAGAATCTGATCTAATTCCATGTTTCCGTCCTTCCTTTCTTTTTATAGCTTCTTAAGTGCTTCTGCCTTATAGAAGCCTGTAGTTACTCCGTTAAGGCTTCCCACCTGATACGGGTAAACGGCGCCCACTATAACGCGTAATACATAACGCACATAGCCGATACCGCCGGCAGGGATTCCCTTTCCGGATGCCTGACTGTTCCCCTTCGCAATGATCTTGACCTTGTCACCCTTCTTGAAGACTGGTGCAGGTGTGGGTTTCTTTTCCACCCACTCTGTCGGGGAATATATAAAGCCTATGAATTTATAACCGGCTTTATATGATTTAGAATTGTAGGTGTTTGACCACCATGATGGTCTGGTGTCCAGACCGCTTTCAGATGACTTCCAGCTGCCGTCACTGTTTACTTTTTCAACATTGGCAACGTGACCGCGTCTGGGGTTGCGGTTGCTGACCCATACGGCAACGGCTCCCAGCTTTGGTGTGGTTCCTGTTTTGAAGCCCTGCTTCTGGGAATTGCTCAGCCAGACGTATGCGTCGGAGGGGTAGCTATGTCCCGGGTAGCATCCCACTTTAATTGCGGGATCCTGTTCCAGTTCTGCCATTCTTCCCCAGCTATAGCCGACGCAGTTATTCAGCGCGCTTTTTCCGTCTGGTGAATAGTTAGGTCTGCCTGCGATACAGGGTGATACACCACCGCCAGCTAATAAACGGTAGTATTTATTGTTCTGTTCCGGTGCAGATGTTCTGGGCTTGAAATACTCTGTCATATTAATCCTTCATCCTGTCTTCTATTAGCTGTGACAGTCTGTTCACCATGACCGTGTTTTCATTGATAACTGATTTTAACTCATTGACTTCTTCCAGGTGCGCTTTGGTCTGCTCTTTCATATAGAAGAACATGAGTAAGTACGCACCGATCGGGAAGCCAACACTTGAAATGAAGTTCGTGATTTCTTCCATAATTATCATGTTCCTTTCTGTCTTTGAATGGGGATTCCTGCGCCGGACAAGCGCATGCCCGCCGATTCCGTCAGCTGTCCTATGGGCATCCCCTTATATTATACCATATTAAATATTAAGTCTTGCAAGCCACAATCACATAATTTCACACAAAACCTTCACAAAACGTTCACACAATGTTCACAAAACCATCACAATTGACCATTAAAATTGTAAGTGTAAAGAAAAGGAAGGTGCTATATATGATGACAACAGTTGAACTTTACATCAAAACAGAAGATGATATTATTCATCTGACTTACCCAGATGTTTACAGGATCCGTATCTTACCCGGTGAAGTAATTCACAGAGATCTGGAACCTGATAAAATGTATCTGAAGCTTATTCTGGGAAATGATGGTTCTGCTACATTTAACTTAGACAGCATTATCAAGATGGCTGTTGATTAGAAGGAAGGAAAGAATTATGTTTAATGAAGACTTTTATGATTATGACATCAAGGACCAGGACGGTAAGCGTCTGGGCCATGACGTTGATGACGATCTGCGCAGCCTGTCAAAGTTCATGGGCTTTGACCTTCAGGATCTGATGATGCAGATGCGCGAAAAGGGTGAACTGATAAAGACAGTCACCATCACAATAAGAAGGTACCCGGAAGATGAAGGCGCTGGGAATAACTAAACTGAAGAAGGCTGTCAAGGACATGCGTCCCGGCATCCTTCTGATCAGGAAGGCAGATAATCAGGTCATGGCCTTCTGGTCAAGGATTCCTGAATGCCTTGAAGTTGATTATGACCAGTACATGATTTATTATAAGGAGCCAAAGAAATGCTGAAAGATATTATAATATTCTTTGCAGGAGCCTTGACGGGGATCTTCTTCCTGTCACTCTGCATTGTAGGAAGGAAGGACTGAAATGAGACTAATTGATGCGGACAGATTATTAAACCCAGGCTATACGGACATGTTTGATGAACCTATAAAATTTGACATGATTTCCCGCAATGCTATTGAAAACGCGCCAACAGTAAAAGCAATACCAGTTGAATGGATCGAAAATAAAATTGCCGTAAATATACATTTATGGGAAGAAGGATTGGATAAAATGTTTATTGAAAATGGTGTTGTTGAGATTACTGGTTATTCACTAACCGCACAAACATTAAGCATGTTATTAGAATGGTGGGAGAAAGAAAATGAGACTAATTGACGCTGACGATTTAATTATTACTATTCTTACTCACGATTTGTGCGATACAGAGCAAATAGACAAAGATATCCTTGAAGCGCCAACGGTGGAAGCCATACCTATTGAGTGGATAAGACAAAAATATGGATGGCTGACAATGGTACACGAAATAATAGCAGACTGGAGAAATGAAAATGAAATATGAAATGATACCGAGACCGTGGCTTCAGAAATGGCAGCTGGAAAACAAGTTTAGGGCCGGATGCAAAACAGTGGCGCAGATGATCCTGGATGACTGGGATGAATACCAGTGGGAAAGACTTCCGCTGTATGTCAAGCGAGACATTGAAAAGCAGATAAGCGATACATGGGACAAACCCATTGATGAGCTGTACAAAATGGGCCTTATTCAACAGGCCATAGCACATGAAAGGGAAGCACGTCATCAGCAGTATGATCTGATGCGTGAATGGTTATTGAAAAATGAAGATGATTAAAGAACATATTACTGATCTGTTGATGGGCATTGCCTGGGCATTGGCCATTCTGGTATTTATCACAACATTACTGTTTATTTATGCCGTAACGGCTTAGAAGGGAAATACATGACTAGAGAAGATTTTAAGAAGAAGTACAAGGACACTGTCATTGCCTATACGATCTGGCAGGTGTTCACGGTTGGATGGTTCAACATCAGCAAGCTGCTGGCTGATCTGAAACCAGAAGAGAACATGCCAGGCGTCACTGACTGTCTGGCTGACTACATGAAGCTGTCACTGACTGATCAGCGCTGGTTCATGAAGAGGTATCTGTAATGGCCCGCCCTCGTATTCAACACATTTCTGCGCAGGAACTTAACCGCAGAACATTGGCAGAACTTAAGCAGCAGTATGTCAAGCAGTCTTATGAAGCCAGAAGAAGATATAAACAGCTTCAGGCAAAATACCCCGGCAGTGAGATAGTGCAGCGCCGTCAGGGTGACTTTAAGCCTTTAAGGCAGATGAAGGGCATCACTAAAAAAGAGCTGGCCATGGAACTGTCAGACGTCACACGCTTTCTGTCTTCAGGTTCTTCCAGGGTTGATGAATATGCTGATGTACGAAAGCAGACAATTAAATCTTTTCATGACAATGAATATAAGTTTGTCACAGAAAAGAATCTTGATCCCATGATGCAGTTTCTGGAAGACGCCCGGCAGAAACATCTGGCTGCCATATACGATTCAAAAAGACTCGTTGTAGTATTCACCAGAGCTGTAAAAAGAGGTCTGACGCGTGAACAGGTATTGGGTAACATAGAATACTGGGCTGAACATGACACAGGTAAAAAGAGTCCTAGACTGTTTGCGTCACGTTACAGTAGCGTTGAAGATTTCTATGCAAAGATCAGAGAAGAAAACAGTAAACGTTGATGATTTTGATTATACGATCCTTAAAGGATTCAAGCCCATACCCAGACCGCGGGGAAATCCGCACGGCACTAAGCCATACCGTTATTATCCACTGGTGTGCGGTTTCGACATTGAGACCACGCGCATTAAGGAAATAGAACAGGCCGTCATGTATATCTGGCAGTTTCAGCTGGACATGGAATGCACGGTGATAGGACGTACCTGGATCCAGTTCTTTGAATTTCTCAAGACATTAAGACAGCACATGCGGAAGAATACCTGCATTGTTATATATGTGCATAATCTGTCTTATGAGTTTCAGTTCCTTAAAGGCATGTATGAGTTCCAGACGAATGAAGTATTTGCCACCGAGCCGCGTCAGGTCCTTAAATGCACAATGTGGGACTGCTTTGAGTTCAGGGACAATTATCTGCACACTAACATGTCACTGGCAGAATATACCCACAAGATGGGTGTACCGGATGCCAAGCTGTCAGGCTTTGATTATAACAAGCAGCGTTTCAGCTGGACAGATCTGACAGATGATGAAATGGCTTACTGCATAAATGACGTGCGCGGAATGGTGGAAGCACTGAAAATTGAAATGGCGCTGGATCATGATGACCTTTACACCATCCCGCTGACTTCCACAGGCTATGTCAGAAGAGACTGCAAGCGGGCCATGGAAGGATTCAACCATAAGCAGCTGCTGGCCATGCTTCCGGATCTGGAATGTTATCTGGCACTGCGCGAAGCCTTCCGCGGCGGTAACACTCATGCATCCCGCTGGTATGCCCGCGACATTCTGACAGATGTCAAAAGCGTTGACAGATCCAGCAGCTACCCGGATGTAATGGTCAACTGTCTGTTTCCCATGAAGGAGTTCTTCCACGCCGGTGAAGTTACAGCTGAAGAACTGAAGGAACTGATATGGACAAGACATAAGGCTGTTCTGATGCGTGTAGCCTTCTTCAACATCAGGGAACATGACAAGTACATAGGCTGTCCTTATCTATCCAGGGATAAGTGCCGGAACATTCAGAACGGAAAGTTTGACAACGGAAGAATACTGTCAGCCGATTATCTGGAAACAACAATGACAGACATAGACTTCCGCATAATGATCCAGATGTATGACTGGGACAGCCTGAATGCCTATGATGTATGGCATACACGCTATGCTAAACTGCCGCAGATGCTCATAGATGTTGTTAATCACTATTACAAGCTGAAGACGGAATTGAAAGGCGATCCGGACAACGAGCTGTACTACATGAAGGCCAAAAACAAGCTTAACAGCCTTTACGGCATGACAGCTCAGGACCCCGTCAAGGACTCCATTGACTTCATTGACGGTCAGTTCATACCTCAGAATAAAAGCGTTGATGAACTGCTCAGGAAAAGCCGCCGCAGGGCATTCCTGAATTATGCCTGGGGAGTATGGGTGACTGCCTGGGCAAGATACAGACTGCATGAAGGAATCATGGCTGCCGGTCATAACTTTGTTTACTGTGACACTGACTCAGTCAAGTATATTGGTGACATAGATCTGACAGCATTCAACCAGGCCAGAATAGCTGACAGTAAGAAAAACGGCGCGTATGCAGTTGATTCCAAAGGTGTCACGCATTACATGGGAGTATTTGAACCGGAAGGACAATATGAAAAGTTTGCTACCATGGGCGCGAAAAAATACTGCTATGTTGAAGACGGTAAGCTGCACATAACCATTGCCGGAGTCAACAAAAGCAAGGGTGCTGAAGAGCTGGGACAGATAGAGAACTTCAAAGAAGGCTTTGTCTTCCGGAAAGCCGGCGGAACGGAATCGGTCTATAATGATCACATAGACTTTGATTATGACGTTGATGGACGCACGGTGCGCATAACAGACAATGTCGTTATCAGGGACTCAGAATACACGCTGGGACTGACAGAAGAATATCTCAGGATCCTGGAAGGATGCGCTGAGATCAAGTACAGTGACCACAACATGCCGGGACTGTACGAAATAAAAAGGCTTTATGATGATGCCTGCACATCATCTGAAGATAAAAGTTAATTATTAAGAAAGGACAAGTAAAATGAATATAGTTAATTTAGCAGGAAGACTTACAAAGGACATTGAATTACAGGAGTACGGAAAAGGAAAGGACAAGGGTTATTTCACCCGCTTCACACTGGCTGTCAGAGACGGCGTTGATAAGGATGGCGAACCGCGCACCCAGTTTATCAGCTGCATCATCTGGGGAAAGGGTGCTGAACTGCTGAACACGTACACCGGCAAGGGCGATCTGATCGGCATCAGCGGAAAGCTGGAAGAAAATAATTATGAAGACGCTGACGGTGTCAAGCATTACACCTTACAGGTCAACGCACGTGACGTTGAGTTCCTGAACACCAAGAAGGATGACCAGGAAGAAGAACAGCCGCGCAAGAAATATAAGAAGTAATATGCTATAATGGAAGGGAAGGATGCAGGACCTTCCCTTTTACGTCTATGAACTTATACTTAAAATCCGGTTATCTGAACTTTGAAGAAATCGTCAAGAATACTGAAACGTATTCCTTTATCGTTGGCGCACGTGGCATAGGCAAGACCTACGGCCTTCTGAAATGGCTGCTTGATAATGGCATTTCGTTTTTGTATCTGAGAAGGACCAAGACACAGCTGGATCTTCTTAACAGCAAGGATGAAAACATGAATCCGTTCACAGCCATCAACAATGACACGGATTATCATCTGTGCATGAAGAAGATAAATCCGCAGGTCATGGGCATCTACAATTCTTTTCCAGACCCTACAAGCGACTATGACATGATCATGGAGAATCAGCCGCGCGGGTACGGAATGGCGCTGTCAACCTTTGCCAACATGCGCTCGTTTGGTTCTGACATTGACTTCATCTTTTATGATGAGTTTATACCTGAAAAACACGCCAAGCCCATAAGAGAAGAAGCCACAGCCTTCTTCAACCTTATTGAATCAATAAGCCGAAACAGAGAACTGAAAGGCCAGGAACCCGTCAAGGTCATCTGCTGCGCTAACAGTGATGACGTAGGCTGTCCCATCTTCATGGCTCTTAACATTGTCAACAAGGCTCTGGAAATGCAGGAAAAACACCTGGAAGAATGGCATGACCATAAAAGGCATCTGTCCCTGATCATGCCTACCGGTTCCGCCATAGCAAAAGCCAAGCAGCAAACAAGCCTTTACCAGCTGACCAAAGGCAGCGGCTTCTATAACATGGCCACAGAAAACGCCTTTGTTTACAATGACCTGAGCAACATCAAAAGCATAAGCCTTAAAGACTATAAGCCTTATTGCTTTGTTGGTGAGATCTGCGTCTATCGCAATAAAGGTGAACGGCGTTATTATGTCACCAGCCACAGATCAGGAACCGCAGATGAATACCTGGCCACAGACATGGATCTGAAACGCTGGCGCCGGGACTTCTACACCTTATGGCTGGCCTACCTGAAGAACAATATACTTTTCGAAGACTACAAGTGTAAGGTACTGTTTGAAAAGTACAGTGAAATTTAGTTGGATTTGCAACCATTATTTCCTTCCTATAGCACACTAATTCAACAATTAGTTGCATTTCCAACTAAACACGGGACATGGGAAACCACTGTCCCTTTTTTCGTACACCCCCTATTTACCTTATCCC